CCGTCACCGCATCCCGCCCGCTGATGGGCCGGATGTTCTCGTAGGGCGCATAGGCCGTGGGCGTATCCTTGGATACCATCAGCCGCAGCTGTATGTCCGTGTCTACCCCCGGCGAAAGCTCGGCGGCAATCGCAAGCGATGACTCGTCAGCCGTCCGCAGGCCCCAGGCATTGGACACTTTGCCCTTGATGGGCCACGCCGTGACCTTGTACCCCTTTCCTCGAAGCTCTTCCTGGCCGGACGAAGCCACGGCGAAAGAGTAGTCGCCTTTCTTCGTCACCTCATCAGACGGCACGCCGCTGCACTTGATAATGTCTCCGTCTATGGTGATTGTAAGGCCGTAGGGCTTGCCCACAGTGGCCGTGCACCTGGATATATCCAGCAAATTCGGCCCGCCGCCCGCCGGATACGGCTCACCCGTCCCCGCCTGCGTGGGCTCCCAACGCACCTTACAGCCCAGCGGATACCCAGCTACCGGGTAGCACGTCACCGGGTTCCCGCTCACATCCAGCGGCGGGCACAGCGTTTCGACGATCTTCCGGCTGCTCCAAGGGTTTTCGGCGCTGACAACGGCGTCATTAATCTGCGGCGCATCCTTGCCGTCGGCCCCCGCAGGCCCGGGGGCGCCCTTCGCACCCTGTTCGCCGGGGTCTCCTTTGGGGCCGGTGGGGCCCGGCGCACCCTGGGGTCCGGTCTCACCTCTCAGCCCCCGCTCTCCTTGGGACCCTTGAGGACCAATCGGACCAGTCAAGCCCGTCTTCCCTGGGTCTCCCTTATCGCCCTTTTCTCCCGGAGCGCCTTTGTCTCCCTTTTCACCCCGTGGCCCCTGCGGACCGGCAGGCCCGATAAAGCTTCCGTCCTCCAGCCCCTGCTTCACGTAGCGGTAGATTTGCTCCGCGTCCTCCGCAGCCCGTTTCGCCGACGCGGCATCCGCTGCCACAGCGTCCCCAAAGGCCTTCTCCGCAGCCGGTACACTTCCAGGCTTGCCCAGCGATTTCCTCACCGTTACCGTGTATGGCCTGCTGTGCTTGGTCTGTCCTTCCGCGCTGCCCACCAGCTGCGCAAAGCCCGCTCCGGGCTTCTCCGTGTCTGCCAGGGAGACGGTCCAGATCAGGTCCCCGTCAGCCTCTTCAAGCGGCACGTTGTAAGGCCGTTTGTCGCCCCGCCGCAGGTAGTGCAGCGCCCACTTGAAGTCTGAATCCGGATTTTCAAAATAGACCTGGGTAACGTTCTCGTCGCCCTCGTAAAAAATATCAATATTTCCGTTTGCATCCGGTTTCACCGGAATGATCATAGTCCCACCGCCTTTCTCCCCTCTATCTTACCCTACTTTCAGCCGTTCCTCTAACCCCAAACCCCGGGTTTCCCCGGGGTTTTTCGGTCATCGCCAGGGCAGCTTCCGCAGCACGCTCTTTCTCGCCTTGGGGTATTCCGCCTGGAACAGGGCATCCTTCTGCGCGTCGCTGATGGGCATCGAATCAATGTACTCAATAACCTGTTCCTGCTTCGTGATATCCTCTTTCCCGTCTCCGTCTTCGTCAATGCTGGACAGCCGGGAGACAGCCCGGATATAGCTGTCGTAGGTGTCCGCGGAGATTCCCGCCGGGTGGATGGTTTCGGCGTAGTCCAGATATCTCGCATTGCTCCAGCTGATTTCGTCCCCCAGCTCCATCTCCGTATCCCACTGCAGAATCAGATCGTTCAGCTCATCATCCTCGGCAATGTCCGCCGCGGTAAGCACCTTCCGCACCTGTGCCTCCGTCAGCTCTCCGGCGGCGTAGCCGTCCTTGGCGTCGCTCTTGACATTGCTCTTAAAGGTCTTCAGCGCGTCCGATTCCGCTTCCTGTCGGGTCAGCTTCCCGTCCGCCTCCTGATTCCGGTCCGCCTGATAGCGGATCAGCTCCTTTTGCACGTCCCCGGCGTATCCCAGACCGTTGGCGGCGGCGTTGACGTATTCGGAATAATCGTACAGCTTTTCCGGAGGGCTTTCCTTGCCGCTCTGGGTCTTCTCCTTCATGCTGTTGGCCTTCTGGTTGATGGCCTTGATTACCTGATCCTGGGTGTAGTGCCCCTCGGCCACGATTTCCCGGATGATAGCCACCCGCTTCGGCGTGTCCCCGTCGATGGCGTACTGTGCCGCCGTCTTGATTCTGGGGTCATTCTCCCGCAGGCCCTTTAAAAGGGCGCTTTCGTACTTCTTCTCGTCCCCGAACTGGGCCTTCAGCCGTCTGGCAAGCACATCCTTCCCCTGGGTGATGGCCTTGTACAGCTGGTCGCTGCTGCTCTCGTCCGCCTTCCAGCTGAGGATCGGGAAGTTCTTCCGGGCGCTGTCCTTCATGGCCTTCAGCACGGTGTCGGCGTTCATCTCCGCCCCGTTGCTGGGATTTCTCGCCGTATTGATAACCGCCTCCACGTCCCGCACCACGTTCTTCAGCGGCAGGCCCATAACCGTTCCCACCATCCATGCGTTGTCCAGCCATGCGGTACGCACCTTCTTTTTCCATGCATCCTTCTCCTCATCGCTCCACTCATCGTCATACTTTCCGTACAGTGTCGTGATTTTCTTCAGCGCCGTTATCAGGTCAGAGGCAAGGCTCATGTCCGTCCGCTCGATGCTGTAGCCCAGAAGCAGGTTGTTGATGTCCGACAGAACCGGGATGTAGGTCAGCGGATTGAAGGAATCCACGGTCTCCCCCGCAAGACTTGCCATGTATTTCTCCCAGTAAGTCTTGTCATCGTCGTCATCTCTGGCCGCATAGACCACCGCCGCCAGCGCCGCGTTCAGCACCGTGGCAAAGGCGACGCTGGTCATCATCTTAACGGCCATTCGCTTGTCCCCCTTCTGGAACTTCCGAATGGCGTCCTCCACCATGTTTGCCGTGGTGGTAGGCTCCGCCATAAACGCCGTGGCCATGCTCATCAGGCCGCTCTTGGCGCGCATATTGGCGCTTCTGGAAAATACGGAATCGTAGACCTGCGTCCGTGTGATGGTGTTCGTGAACAGCTCTCCCGCCTTTTGCAGCAGGGTCTCCCCGTGCAGTCCCGGGTTCTGGGCCTGGGTCTTCCGCTTGGCTGCCTCCCAGATGGCGCACCATGTCACCTGGTCCGCCATTTCCGGCAGCCACCCGGAATACTCATCCACCTTGTCCGTGATCTTCCCCCAGGTGCTGAGCCCGTTTCGCCCGATGATGTATTCCAGGGTGCTTCTGCCCATGTCCACGTCAAACCGGCCCATTTCCTTCAGGCCCGCCACAGCCGCGTATTTTTTTAGCTGCTCCCAGGTTTCGGCGAACTTCTTGCCCTCTACCTTGCTGCCGATAAAATACTTTGGTTCAATGTAGGCCAGTGCTCTGCCGACGGCACTGGGCTGCTGAATGGCCACGGACAGGGAAGCGGAAACCGCCGCTTTCTTGAATCCGCTCAGCATGGCTTTGCTCACCGTCTCCCTGGGGTCTGCCCGCAGGCCGCCGTTCAGGTCTTTCAGGAACTGATCGATGTAGTTCACCGCTCCCTTTCCCGCCGTCTTCTGGATCAGCTGCCGCACACCCATGGTGCTCTTCACCTGGCCGTCGCCCTTCTGGTTCCAGTTGTACACCCGGTAGAAGTCCTCCATAGGCAGCGTGAAGGAATGGTACATGCTCATGTCGCTCACGTGCTCTGCCCAGGTCTCCGTCAGGGTGCTCAGCTCAATGGCGTTGTTTGCCTTCGGGGTCAGGGCCTTGGTGAATCCCTTGTTTTTCAGCTTGTTCCCGGGGTTATCCTGCTGCGCCCGCACCCGCTCAGAGAATACGTCGCTGGATTTCAGCGGCCAGTAGGTTTCCTCTCCGAACTTCTTAATGCCGTACAGCGCCATGTTCACCTCGTCGCCCTTGGCACCCATGATCTTTGCCAGATACTGCTGCATCTCAAAGGCGAATTGCCGCTGCTCCTTGGTCAGGCTTCCTGCAATGGCATCAATGGTCTCATCCGTCAGCGTGTAGGCGTTGGCGTCGTTGTAGGTGGTCTCCCTGGTCACCCCCAGAGGCCCCTTGGTAAATCTCTTGGTGTTCTCTCCCAGCACAATGCCGCCCTTCGTCAGGTGCTCCCGTGCCTGGGGCCGCAGGCTGTAGGCGTACAGGCTCATAAGCTCGTCCAGGCTCAGCTGGAATTTCTGCCCGTTCGCCGCCGTGAACTCCTTCAGCTCGTTCAGATCCCACTTGCTGAAGCCGTTCTTTTCAGCGGATTCCAGGAAGAAGTTCCGCGCTTCCGAAACATCCCGATAGAACGTATCTTCGCCCTTGCGCAGATTGTCGTACAGCTCGCTCATCACCGCGCTGCCGATTCGCTCAAAGGCGTATACCGGCTTCTCGTTGTTCCAGAAGAATTGTTCAATGTTCCTGCCAATGGCCGTCTGATTGGGATTTTTCTTCTTCATCAGGCTCAGCTCAGTGGTTGCCCG